TCATTTCTTTTAATTCCATCGTTCTTCTCCTCTAAAGTTCTAATAAAATTCTTACCCTCTGCCTCTGCTCCTCAATCTTTCGCATCTCGGCTTTTGCATTCTCCAATGAGACTCTGACATTATCCAATGTTTCAGAATCTTGGCCTGCTGCTTGAATTGATGTTGCATCATAAGCCGGGAATGTAACCATAGATACCTCATATATCTTGGAGATTCCCTTGATATAACGTGTCGGATGTTCGGTATCAATATCTTCCCATTCGTCACGGTCTACCCTAAACATAAAGGACATCTTGTCCATATCCCCTCTTGATAAAGCAATATAAAAATCTTTTGCTTTCGGGGATTCCAAATCTAAACGAGCGCGGATTTTTAATCCTTCCTCGTCAACAAATAACTGCATTGAACTGTTTTCGTTGTTATTGCGACTTCTTGCGTAGACATAAGAAGTGTCGTGATTCAAACAGAGACGAACATCTCTCAAGTCACAATCTGCCAAAGCCTCGGAAGTAATTACCTCATCATACCAACCCATATCTGACTTGGAATTAAATACAACAGGTCTACCTTCGATTATTCCTTCGTTATTCTCTTCTCTAGTCTCGATGTCACATAAAAAGCCTCTTACCTCATTTGCCATTATGCGTACCTCCAACTCTTTCCTTCTTGTTTCTTTTTCCCATTTACATATCCACAAGCCACGGAAGGACTAACACCTTCGCACCGGGATGCGTTTCTTAATGAGAAGTATTCTGATATGCATCTATCGCTTTCAACGATTACAACCCTACTTCTCGGATTGCTACCATTGGAATACTTTTTCTTCATCTGCTCGGATTTCATTCTTTTAAAATCTTCCGTGTGATGGTTGCCTTTGTTATATTGGTTTCCCATCATAAAGATAGAATGTTGCTTCTTAACTTCTTCCGTGTGATGTTTTCCATAGAAAAAATTATTTGAACCACTATTCGCTAGGCTTATCTTTTTCTTATGATCTTCTGAAAGCGGCGGCATCTTCTTACCCTTATTTCCAAGGGCTATCTTTTTTCTGGTCTCAATGTTGTGTGTTCCGGTGGTGTTTCCGCCGTGTTGGATGTTATACCCATTTTCGATTGAGTCATATTTTTTTATTAAGTGAATCTCTTCTGCCTCTGCCTCTGCTTTCGTTAATCCGGTAAGCAATATATCGTGGCGAACATTTTCCCATCCATACTTTTTGATTGCTTTAGCCATCTTTGGAGAATCTTTATAGCCATGTCCGTTGTTCCATCTCCGTTCCGGTGCCTGCATTGTGAGTCCAACATAATGCTTGCCGTTTGGAAACGTATGTATGTAGACACAATAACTACTCATCATCTTGCACCTCGCTAACCTTTTCATCCGCATTGTAATACTCGCCTCGGATGATTCTTGTATCTCCACCCTCAACAGGCGGTAAGTTCCAAATTTCTCGAACATCGTTGATGCTCAAAATTCCTCTATCAAGCATCTGGGATGATACGTTCAACTTTTCATTGTTGGATAAATACTGTAAACGGTTACTTGATGCAACCACCTTGTTTCCATTTCCCTGTTCCCGTAAGGTAAAGAGCATTCTCGTCATAACCTCGGAGAACTGAATGGCGAATGGCTCAATAGCACCTTCATAAAAAGCCGTCCAAGCATCGCCAAAAGCCTTATTCTTTAAGACTTCATCATTAACACCGAAGTAATCATAGACATTTTCTCTGATCTCCTTCATCTGTTGCGGATTGATTACCCATGGCTTCGCTTCAATCTGATGGATGTCTGTATAGGTGTTCGGGAACAAAAGCATTCCGCCACCCTTTGACTCTTTGGAGAAGTTCTCCTCCGTGAATCTCTTTCTTTCCTTCGCCAAATCTTCGGTCTTGGTAAAGTTGTTTACCTTCGCCCAGAACCGATAAGCTGCGGAAGACTTTGTAGCCTCTTGGATGCCTTGATTTTCGATTGAAATCAAATCAAGGGTAGGAAGTAAAGCCCTATTGCTTTCTCCAAACACATCATCCTTATATTGGAACTTCGTCATAACTCCGCAGAACTCATATTCAATGGCCGCCGTGTTTCCATCACGGAACTTATAACGCAAATATGGAGTTTTGCCATACTGAACCACTTCGCATTGAGAAGGGAGCGGACAAAATATACCGCTTGGCTCTCCGTATTCGTCATATACCGGAACAATGAAAGCCGTGTTATGAACATCCAAGATGGTAGACAGTCTATACAAGAACTGACTCCATGTTTGGAAACTGTTCGGGCCTTTCTGTAATTTCACTCGAAGCGAAGGTCTTGCACTTCCAAGAACATCCACCTTCAATTTTGAAATGTGGGTTGCCCTTGCATTGATACTCGCCCGGATCAACTCTGATTCATAGATAGAACCCTCGAAGTTAGTAAACCTCGGCTCGTATCCGCTTATCATTTTGAATTTTCCTTCATAGTGTCCTACCGGAGCAGGTCTCTTTCCCAAGAATAAATCAAATAATCCCATTTTTACTCATTCCTTAACTGTTCGCCAATTTCGGCATACCATTTTTGCCGGACACATAAAGCATCCAACAAAGCTGCACATCCATCGATGTGGTCGTTTTTATTTAACTTAACCAATCTGCCTCTTCCGCGTTCATGGTTCATCTTGATTGCAGAATTAAGCAAATGGACTTTTAACAAGTCATTGTCTCCAATGTGAATCTTGCCATCTTTTAACAAGCCCTCACACTCTTGGATGACTCCCCAAAGGTTATCTCCTTGATACACATCATCTGTCTTGAATCCGTAGCCTTCCATCTGTTGCACAAGGTATTGAGCAGAATATCTATCGTATCCAACGCAAAGAGGAAGGATTTCGTATTCCTCAACCAAAGAACGCAACCAATTAAAGCAATCGTTATAATCGATGTAGTTCTCCCCGGATAATTCAAGAAGTCCTCTTTGGATGTAGATGTTATATGGCAAATTGTCTCTTGCCGTGGCTTCTTCTATCTTTTCAGAAGGTAGCCAGAACTTCGAGAAGACATATAACTCTCCATTCTTCTCAATAATCACGCAAGCGGATGTCAAGTCTGTCGTTTGTGACAAGTCTAATCCGGCAACGCAATATGAGGAGCGGAAGTCTTCAAGGCTTAACTTCTCGCCGGAAGCCTTTGTGACTACCTGCGATTCCAACCAAGCCGAAGAGGAGTTTTGTTTAAGGTTTGCATACTTGCAAATAAATTCGGCTCTTTTGCTTAAGCTCTGCTCGGCTACCGCTATCTCCTCAAGCATATAATCCACAGACACCGACACACCAAGATTCGGGTTTGCTTTTTTCAATTCGTTTATATCGTTCCACTTGTTGATGTCATCAATCATGTATAGGAACGGAAGGAGCTTCTTTTCTTTGGAATCCCCTTTCAGAAGTCTTGTAGACCTCTTTATCAATTCATCATAGATGGAGTCATTTATATATCCGGAAGTTGTCAAGGAGATAATCAAGCCTTCTGGCCTTGCTCCCATACCGGATTTCATAACTTCATATTGTCTCAATCCCTTTTCGCCTTCCCAAGATGCAACCTCGTCGCAGATTGCCAAGGAAGGATTAAAGCCATCGGATTTCTTCTCGGAGAATGCAATCTTATTTACTGTCGCATTGACCTTCGGATAATAAAGGTCTGTCATCCTATGTCTTTGGATGTCTTCGTCTCCTATCGGAATCCTCTGCCTTTTCTTTTCGTTGATTTCTTCTTTTCGCTCTTGGTACTCTGGATCAAGTTCTACCATGTGCCAAAGGTTGTTATAAACGATGTCAGCCTGTGCCAACTTCGGAGCGAGGCAATAAACCTTTGCTCCATATTCTTCTCCATTCTCAAAATGGTATTTACCCATTCCGGACGCGAGAAGTGATTTACCATTTTTTCGGGCTATTACCAAAACAACCTCTCGGAACTGTCTCCGCCCTTCCGCATCCACCAAACCATAGATGCAGGAGAGGAAAGCCTTTTGCCAAAGTTCCAATTCGATTTTGCCCGGTGCTTTCGGGCCTTCAACGTGGAAAACGTGATTCTCAAAATAGTCGATTGCCTTCTGGGCTTTCTTATTGTCATAAAAAAAAGACTTGTTTTCCAAGCCTTTGATTATGTATTCATATAAAAGCCGTATCCATTCGCCAACTACGACTCGTTCATCTTTTATTTGTTGGTAATATTCGAGTATATAACTCTTACTTTTGCTCACTCGTCTCAACCTTCCCTATCTTCGACCTATGTGCAATATATTTTTTTGACCA